ATGCCCAAACCGCAAGCCGCCGTCAAAATCGATGTTCGCACGAAAGAAGTGCGCGACATTCCCCTTTCCGAAATTGATATACCTAAAAACCGTGCCCGCTCGTTCGATCCGGACGAGGCCAAGGCACTCGCCTTCATTATCGCGAGTACCGGCCTTCAGAACCCCATTCGTGTCCGCGCCGTAGGCAACCGTTTCCGTCTGGTTGCGGGGCGCAAACGCCTCGAAGCAATCCGCCTTCTCGAATGGGAGGCAATCCCTTCCACCGTTTCGACTGCGGCAACCGACGATGATGCACGGCTTGAAGAGGTCATGGAGAACCTTGGCCGTTACGACCTCAACAAGCTCGACCGCTGCCAGCATCTTTATGAACTGAAGCAGGTCTATGAGCGCCTGCATCCAGAAGCGAAGCACGGCGGTGATCGCAAGTCGGAAATCAAAACGCAAAATTTGCGTCTTGATCCAGAAAGCCCGGAAATCTTTGGTTTCGCCGCCGCGATGGCCGAGAAAATCGGCATGTCCCGCCGCTCCATTGAGCTTGCCGTTGAAATCTGGATCGGGCTGACGCCGGAAAGTCGCCAGCGTCTAGCCGGAACACGTCTGGCAAACCACCAGTCCGGCCTGAAGGAACTTTCGGAGCAGTCTCCGGTTGCTCAGGCTGGCGTTCTGGACCTGCTTCTTTCTGAACCTCCCGCCACTTCCACGGTCAGCGAGGCAGTTGCTATTTTCAGCAAGGGAACGGTGTTGACGCCAGCGGAAAAGAAGCTGGAGACCGTCAAACGCACCCTGAACTCTTTGCCCGCGCCCATCGCTGACGCCGCCGTTTCCGCGCAGGTCGATGCCCGTCTCGCGGAGATGAAAAAGAACATTGCGATTTTGAGCAAGGTTCTTGGTGATCTGAAAGACGATGAACTCGACAGCGTCATCGACCATCACGAAGACCGCGTCATTGCCTCGCTCAAGCGCCGGGGACGCATCCAGTAATGGCCCGCCGCCGCGACCCCCTCACCAAAGACCTGTTCAGTTGGGAGCCGCCCAAGGTGGCTGTCGGCTACAGCGAAGACGTGGTCGGTCGCGGACGGCTGGAAAACAAGATTGCGCGGCTGATTGCCCATGCGCTTCGCGATGCCCGCGAGGACGGCCTTAGCCGCGAGGATATCGCGCAGCAGATCAGCAAATTTCTCGACCGGAAGGTGTCGGTGGAAATGCTCAACAAGTGGACCTCCGAAGGCTCGGAAGGCCACCGCATCCCGCTCGACGCCTTCATTGCCCTTGTTCACGCCACCGGCGCGAAAGACCTGCTCGGCTTTGTGCCGGGGCAGTTCGGGCTGACGGTCATCGAGAACGAATATGCAGACCTGATCGAACAGCGCCTTCTGGAAGAACATCGCGAGGAAATCGACGCGCGTATTCGGGCGCTCGATACCCGCAGGAGAGCAAAACGATGACCGCCAATGTTTGGTTTACCGCAGGGGAACTGGCGAAGATCGCCAAGGAGCGTGGTCTGAAAAGCAGCGTTTTCCCGAATTCGGAGCGCGGCGTTAGAGATCGCGCCAAAGAGGAAGGCTGGAACGACCTTCCGGAAAATCTGTGCCGTGACCGTGCCGCCGTGGGTGGCGGTCGGGAATATCATCTGAACGTGCTACCCGACATCATGCATACGGTCATCACCGGGCGCGAGATCAGGGCGCATCAGCTTGCGGCGCAGGAGAGAGAGCGCGAGACCGCCCGTAAAAAGGTTGCGGCGCTGCCGGTCACGTCGCTGCGGTTCCGTCAGCGTCAGGCCATGGAGGCACGAGGCGAAATCCTGCTCGCCATCGACCGCTACATCGCCATGAAAGGTGGATGGGGCCGCCGCAAGGCCATACTGGACTTTGTCCAAGCCCAGGAAGAACACGCCGAACGCAACATCGCCAAAGAAAAGGTCGAGGCGGGTGAGGCATTGACCGGTCGGGAACGTGTCCTACTGGAACGTGTCTCGCTCCTTGCCGATCCGGACGGTTTTGGCCTGCTGGAAGATACCCTACGCCTTGCCAATGACCGGTCGGGCGACAAGTTCCGAATTTCCCGCGCCACCATTTATGAGTGGTTCAGCGCCCGCGATGCTGGAGGCATCACCGCCCTAGCTCCCGCGCTGACGAAGACGGAGGAACCGATCTCGGAAGAATTCTCCGCCTTCCTCAAGTTTTATTGTAAGCCGTCGAAGCTGGCGGCGACGGAAGCGTTAGAGGACTACAAGGCCGAAAACCCGAGCAGCACGCTGACGATTGAGCATGTGCGTTATACGCTGCGCCATAAGCTGAACGACATTGAAAAGAATGTCGGTCGCGAAGGACTTCTAACGCTTCGGTCGCGCATGGCCTACATCCAGCGCTCGACGGAAAACCTGTTCCCGACGACGATTTACACGGCAGACGGCAAGACCTTTGATGCCGAAGTCGAAAACCCGTTTTCGAAGAAGCCTTTCAAGCCGGAAATCACCTCTATTCTGGACGTTGCGACCCGCCGGTGCGTCGGCTTTTCCATCGCACTGAAGGAAAACGTGATCTCGGTGACGGAAGCCCTGCGCAACGCCTGCTGCGATCATGGCATTCCGGCGATCTTCTATACCGACCGTGGCCCCGGCTACAAAAACAAGACATTTGATGGTGACGTGAATGGCCTGATGGGCCGCCTGTCCATCACCAAGATGCACGCGCTTCCGTACAATTCGCAGGCCAAAGGCATCATCGAACGGTTCAACGGCACGGTCTGGAACCCGCTGGCCCGCAAGTTGCCGACCTATCTCGGCGCGGAAATGGATAAGGAAGCCGCCAAGATTGCCCACAAGGCAACCCGCAGTGACCTGAAGGAATTCGGCTCCTCCCGCCTCCTGCCGTCATGGGACGATTTCCGGGCCATGTGCGAAAATGCCATCGCCAAGTACAACGACCGTCCGCATGATGGCCTGCCGCGCTTACGCGACGAACGCACCGGCAAATACCGCCACTATTCCCCCAATGAGTTTTGGGCGCTGCATGTTGCCGATGGTTTCGAGCCGGTCCCGGTTGATGACGATCTGCGCGACGATCTGTTCCGCCCCTACGAAATCCGTGTCGCCCGTCGCGGCCTCGTGGAATGGAATACGAACCATTATTACCACGCGGCGCTGGAGCGCTACCACGGCGAAGAAGTCATGGTCGGTTACGACTTCTCGCAGGCCCGTTACGTTTGGGTGCGCGAGATCGACCGCGAGGAAGGCCAGCCGGGTCCGCTGATCTGCGTTGCCGACTTCACCGGCAACAAGACCGACTATGTACCGCGTACCTTCCAGCAGGCGGCGGAAGACGCCCGCCACAAAGGGCGCGTCAAGCGCAACGAGGCGAAGCGCCGCGACATCGATGCCGAGTACATCGCCCCGTATCTGCTGGAAGAAGCCCCGATCCAGCCTATGCCCTTCATCGATATCACGCCCGAGCCGGTTCCGGCCGGTCCCGTGCTCGTGATCGATAACTCGGAAACTCCTTCAGCGGCGTCCGGAGCCGCAGAGACCGCCCGCAGGCTGACATTCGCGACCGACGAGGCGCTTGCGGCTTGGGCGTTAGAAAATTCGGAAAAACTGACAGCCAATCAGGTGGGTGTTTTGCGTCGATGCCTCCAGAGGCAAACCACCATTGAGCTGTTTCGACTGTCAGGCATCGACGTGGACGCCCTTCGAAACGTCATCCGCGCCGCTGCCTGACGCCACTAACACGAGGAAAAATACGCATGAAAAACACATTTGTCGAGACCAGCAACGTGAAGCGCTTTCTTTCGGCGTTGTCGGCTCTGGAAGATCGCGGCGCGCAGGAGGCTTGCCTTGCCGTGGTCGATGGCGAACCCGGCTTGGGGAAAACCACGACTCTCAAGAATTGGGTGGCCCAAAGCGGCTGGGTCTACCTGCGGGCCAAAAAGGAATGGAAATCCGCGTGGATGATGAACGAGCTGCTGGAGGCGCTGCCCGTCAAGCCGCCCTACAGCATCGAGAAAAAATACGAAACCATCCTGCGCGAGCTTGGCAGCCGCCATTCTGCCGCCCTGATGTCCAAGCGCACCTTCGGTCTCGTCATTGACGAGGCTGACCATATTTCGACCAAGGAAGCCCTGCTCGAAACCGTCCGCGACATTTCCGACATGCTGGAAATGCCCGTGATCCTCGTGGGCATGGGCAAGATCAACGACAATATTTCCCGGTTCCCGCAGATTTCCAGCCGCATCAGCCAGCGCGTCAAATTCCAGAAGGCCAGCCGCGAGGATATCCGGCTGCTGATCGACCGCAAATGCGAGGTCAAGGTGGCTGATTGCCTCGTTGATTTCGTGCTGAAGGTTTCGCAGGGTTTTAACCGCGAGGTTCTGGAAGCCATCGCCAATATCGAAAAGTTCGGCCTGCGCGCCGATCCCGGCCCGGCAGGTGTGACCGTGGCTGATATGTCGGGGCTGAAAGTTCTCAGCGACCGGCGCACCAGCAAGCCCATCCACGTCCCGGAGTTTGCCTGATGCAACGGGATAGTTCGACCCTGCATTTTGACCGTATTTTTGACGCGCTCGACGGCACGGCGTGCCTGACGCTCGACGCCCTTGAGGAAAAATCCGGCCTGACGCGGACACAGCTTGCCCGCGTCACGGCCAAGATGGTGACGGCCGCCCTGATCGAACGCCGCAAAATGGGTTGCTATCAGCTGACTGCTGTGGGGCAGAGGGCGAAGCGCACGGGCAATATCCCAATGCCGGTCAAGCCGATCCGCCCAGCAGCGCCTCCTTCCGACAGTTTTCGTCAGCGGCTCTGGTCCGTCATGCGAATGTCAGGGACTTTCATGGCGGCCGAACTGGTTATGGCGGCGAACTGGCCCTTGAAGCAGCCGGAAGTGGAGGCAGGGAAATACCTGCTCGCTTTGAAACGGGCTGGCTATCTCATCGAATTGCCGCGAGGTCCAAGAGGCCAGATGCGCTACCGGCTTAGTCGCAATTCGGGACTGCTGGCGCCTGTCGTCAGCAGTGTTGACGGCAGCGTCTACGATCCCAATACCAGAGAGGCCGTGCCATGCGCCAAGCAAGCCTGATGCCTCTTGTCGATCCCGCGTGGCTGGACGTTCTGCGCGCTGAAGCTGCCAAGCCTGACCGCACGAAAAAGCAGATCGGTGACGAGTTGGGCGTGTCGCGCACGGCGATCTCGCTGCTTTGCTCCGGAACCTATAGCGCAGGCATGAACAAGGTACAGGCGAAGATCGCACACAAGGTCATGGCGCTCTACGGGCAGCAGGTCTGGTGCCCGCATGTCCGTGACGCCATCGCCCCCGGCACCTGCGTTAGCCATCGCGAAGCGCCGATGGCGAAAAGCGATCCCGTCAAGCTCAAACAATGGCTGGCGTGCCAGTCATGCCCCCAAAACCCGAAAAACCAGAAGAAACCGGAGGCGGCAAATGCTGTCTGACGCCGCCGCGCAGCTGCGCGACCGATTGTTGCCGCTCGTTAACGGGCTGGATGCCCCGGAGCTTTTTCTAACGCTGCGCCTCATGGAGATGGAGGCGAAGCACATGGAAATGACCATCGAATATCTGACCGGCCGCCCGCATGTGCCGCTCAACGGTCAGCTTCTTTCCTCCATCGTTCTTGTTTCCGACCACTGAAAGGAACCCAAAGATGCTGAAGCTTTCGGCTCTCCTGTCTCTCCTGAAAAACCATCTGATTTCTTACGACAACGGCCGCGTTGCCGTGCCGCCCGATGTGGCCGGGCATATCGCCTGCCTTCTTTCGTCCTGCGAAGCGCACGCGAAAGACATGGAGGCTGTGCTTTATCCGACGCCAGATGCACCGGTCGATCTGCGCCCACTGCTTTCGGAGAAGGTGGTGTCCCTTTCCGCCTTCGCCCACGCCCGCAAGGCCACCCCTTCCAACAATCCTACCGAAACCGCCTGATACGAGGTCCATTCCACATGAAATCTGCATTGAACAAGAAATCCAAAGCCATCTCCCGCGTTCCGCAAACCCGCGAGGCCGCTATCTGGGCGGTCGGTCGCATCGGCACGCTGCGCCGCGAGATCGCCGCCAAGAAGGCGTTAGCGGACGAAGCAATCCGGATGATCGGCGAGAAATTCGAAGCCGACACTGCCGATTTTGCCGCCGAGCTGGCGGAACACGAGCGCGGCGTGCAGGCATGGTGCGAAGCCAATCGCATGATCCTCACCAATAACGACAAGGTGAAATTCCACGACTTCGGCACGGGCACCGTCCGGTGGCGCTCGCTGCCTGCCAGTGTCTCCATCCGTGGCGCGGAAGCCGTCATTGAGGCCCTCAAGTCTCTCGGCCTGAAGGCTTTCATCCGTGAGAAGGAGGAAATCAACAAGGAAGCGATGCTGAACGATCCCGACAAGGCGCGCACCGTTGCGGGCGTCACGATCAAATCGGAGGGCGAAGTGTTCGCAATCGAACCGCTCGAACTCGAAATTTCGACGGTGCAGTGAGGTTCGATCATGGAGAAAACAATCACTTTTCAAGATGGAGTTGCACAGGAGCTGCCCGGTGGCGCGCTTCCTTCTCCTTTGAATTTGCGTGAGTGCATCGTTTCGGTTCTTCGGGACAATCCGGAAGTCCGCAATATCGGTGGCCTCGCAGATCATCTGGAAACCGCAGTCATGGCTTGGGCGGAGAGTCGCCGCCCGAAGCTGGAAACGACGGGTGCGGCATGAGTTACGATTATGTCCGCAACCACTATGGCGTTGAAGTCACCGTCAATCAGTTCGTCCGCCACACCGTGACGGGCCGGATCGGCACGATCATGCCGGAGAACGCCAGCGCTGGCCACTACGTCCAGGTACTGTTTCGCGGCGACAAGCACACGATGTCCTGCCATCCCCAAGAGCTGGAGGCCGCCGATGACATCTGAACGTGTCTTCCCGTCATCCTTTGCGCAGGGCTTTGCTCTTTGCAGCCCTGACGGAACGCTGCTGCCGCACAGCTTCCGTCCCACGAAAGCAGAGGCGATTGCTTCCGTTTTCACCGAAGTGGAAAACCGCGACGCGCATTGGATCGTTGCCGAACAGCAGGGCATGACAGTCGAATTTGTCTATGCCCGTGTTTTTACGCCGGTGTTCTTCGCGAAATCCGTACTGGCGGCTATGGCTGAAGCGGAAATGGCAGGTGTGGCATGAACACCATCGCCATGATCAATGTCGCCAAATCGCAGTTCGAGCTCGACGAAACCGAGTACCGCGCTTTGCTGGTCCGGGTGACGGGAATTGCATCGCTCCGCGCCATGTCGGAGCGCCAGCGCATCGCCGTGGTAGATGAGTTCAAACGTCTCGGATTCAAGGTACTGCCGGGAAAAACGGCCAAGGGAAAACTTGAGAAACATCGCCCGACCGCCAATCGGCCGTGGTCGCGTTATATTCACGCACTCTGGAAATCCTGCGCACGGCTCGGCGTGGTTGACGATGCTTCGGTGAAGGCGCTCAACGCCTTCTGCAAGCGGTTCATTTCACCAGACGATACGAAGATCGTCGTCGATGTGGATTTTCTGTCGCAGGCGCAGGCCGAACCAATCGTGTCTGCGCTGAAGGCAATGGAGAAACGCGGAAAGGCAGGTAAACCATGAACCTACTTGCAAGCCGCGGTTCCCATCGCCGTACCGCCTGCCTTGTAGGATGCGAGGTCGTAAATCCACACAGTTTTCAGCGATCCACTCGGAGCAGCATCGGTAATAACCTCGCAAAGGTATTCGGCAAAACCATCTCTACTGCTGCCATCTGCCGCCATTGCCACCCAAAGCACGTTCTGGCTCGGCATACGCCATTTGGCGTCCAGCACGGTCTTTTCCGCCTTAACAGCGGAGAGCGCCTTTTTCTGCCAATCTGCACCAGCATGGGCCGCGAAAGGCGTAGCGACAGACAAGATGGCGGCAATAAGCAACTTCATGGAAACACCCCTGTTTCTAACACTCAACGTGTAGCAGTGGCGCTCACCGTTATGCAATCGTTTTTGCAGGATATGGTTTCCGGCAGTCAGGCGGTGCTGGCATGACCGACGCACGACCAATGCCCGCATCCATTGAAGAAATCGCTGAAACCATCGGCATGCGTCTGGCGTTAAAGATCGTGCAGACGTACGGTGGTATGGAAATCAAGTTTCCGAAAAACCCGCATGATCAGCATGCCGTCATTCTGGCCCTTGGCAAAGAGGATGGGTATGAGGTATGCAAATATATGGGCGGATCGCTTTTGTCGGTCCCGCATTGCCGCCCGCCACGCAGCCTGAAGGCCGATATCAGGCGTCTGGAGGCGGAAGGGTTGTCCCGCGGGGAAATTGCCCGACGCCTTGGCATCACGCAACGGTGGGTCCGCGAAGTTGCCAACGCTCCGCCAAGCAATCAGTTTGATCTGTTCGAAAACACCTGACCGGAACCGAGTTCCGGTCATTTTCTTTTTGTGACCTTGCCAATGTCCTCGCACGAACTGCAAACCGCACCCGCGAGGCGATATGTCCACGATCAAAAACCAGACCACCTTCTTTTCCTACATTCGCCGTGCGCCGTTCGGTGGCCGCCTGACGCAAAGTCAGATTGATGGCGTCAACGTCATTCTGGCGCAGTGGGAATATTACAAACTGATCGACCGCCGCTGGCTGGCACATACCCTCGCGGAGATTTTTCACGAAACCGGTGGACGCATGCAGCCCGTGCGGGAAACTTTCGCCACGTCTGACGCGCAAGCGAAAAGCCGTCTGGAAGCCGCATGGAAGGCAGGTAAGCTCTCTTCCGTGAAGCTGCCATATTGGCGCGACGGTTGGTTCGGGCGCGGCGATATTCAGATCACCCACGAGAAAAACTATGCCCGCCTTGGTGAGCGACTTAGTGTCGATCTGGTCGGCAACCCCTCTCTGGCCATGGACCCTGTTATCAGTGCCCGCATTGCCATCGTCGGCATGGCCGAGGGTCTGTTCACCGGCAAAAAGCTTTCAGACTATTTCAACGACAAGGTGGATGATGCCGAAGGCGCGCGGCGGATCGTCAACGGCACCGACAAGGCAAAGCTAATCGCCGGCTATCACAAGAATTTCCTCGACGCCATTGAGGCCGCCTCCATTCCGCTTCAGGAGCCGGACGCCAATCACGCGCTGGCGACGGCCGATGACGTAAACCCCTCCGCAAGCGGCTCGGTGAAGAGCCTACTCGGCGGCACCTTGGGTTCGGCAATCCTGACCGGCCTTGTCGGCGTTAACAATCCGTGGGCCTTCGGCGTCTCGGCACTGATGCTACTGATGGGCGGCGGCGTCCTCTACATGTTCGGTTCGGGCCGCTGGTCGGTCAATCGCATCAAGGGGATTTGATGATAGCTTCCCTGTTGCGATGGCTTTCCGGTGATCTCGCGGGCGCTTTGACCCGCGCCTATGAATTGCGTCTGAAGGCGGAAAACGATCAGCAGCGGCTTATTGCCGACGCTGCGATTTCTGATGTCAACCGCCAGATCGACGCGGCCCGCAACGCCAAGGAAATCCGGCTGGCGTCTTCCGGTTTCTGGGAAATGCGGCTGATCACGGCGATTATCGCCGGGTGCTTCGCGCTGCATCTCCTCCTCGTCACGCTCGACACCTGTTTCAAACTCGGCTGGGGGATTCCGAAATTCCCTGCGCCGTTTGACGAGTGGCAGGGCGCGATCCTCCTTTCCTTCTTCGGTATTCAGGCTGTCGGCGGCGGACTGAATGCAATTGCCGCCGCCATTCGAGGACGCCGATGAACGGCTTTGATTTCCCTGCTCATATCGCCACCAAGGTGGAACAGGCTCACACAAGGATCGATGAAGTGGCCGTTCGTGTAACCGCGTTGGAACGGGACAGCGCCGTCCGTGACGAAAGAATGGACGGCATCCGAACCAGCCTCACCAAAATCGAAACCTCCATCGGCAAGGTCGTATGGCTGGTGGCCGCTGCGATCATCGGCGGCATCATGACTTTTATCCTGAAAGGCGGCTTGAGTGGCTAACGATATGGAAACCCGCCGCAAGGCCCGCTCCGATTATGTCTATCGGCGCATGACGCTTTCGACCATCGCCGTGACGCTCAATGTCAGTCAGGCCACTATCGGGCGCTGGAAGGCGGCAGCGAAAGCCGATGGCGACGATTGGGACATGGCCCGCTCGGGTGCCGTGCTTGCCGGTGAAGGTCTCGACGTTGTTGTGTCGTCGGTTGTCGAAGATTTCGTCATCATGGCGCAGGCGCTGCTGGACGATGTCAAGAACAACAAAGACCTCTCCATTGATCAGAAGATCAAGCACATGGTGGCGCTGGGCGATGCCATGGTGAAAGTCACGGCGTCTGCCGGAAAGCTGGCGCCTAAAATCTCGGAGCTTGGTGTGGCGCAGTCAGTTGTCCAGCACCTCATTGCCTTCGTTCAGGAGCAGTTCCCGCAGCACATTTCCGTAGTGCAGGAAATCCTTGTCCCGTTCGGTGACAGGATCGCGAGCGCCTTTTCGTCATGATGAAAAAACCGGTCCTGAAGGCGAAGGTCAGCGACAAGGATTTTCGCGACTGGATCGCGGACGAAGCCGACAAGCTCGCCCGGTGGGTGGACCTGTCGGTTTCCGCCTTTGCGGCCGATCCGAAAGCCAAAGCCGAGCGCCTGGCTAAAGTCAGAATTCCTGAAACGGGCTTCCAGTATTTTCTGGAAACCTACCTGCCGCATTATGTGAAGGGCGAGCATAGCCTTTTTCACAAGACGATTTTTGCCCGCGTTCCGGAAATCCTCGCCTCCGAAAAGGGCGTTAGAGATTTGTTCATCGCCCCTCGCGGTTCGTCCAAATCCACGCACCTGTCGCTCGGCTTTGCACTTTATTGCATCTGCCTTGGCTTCAAGCGGTATATTCTCGAAGTCTGCGACGTGTATGCGCAGGCCGCGCTGCTGATCGAGGCGATTAAGGCCGAACTGACGGAAAACCCGCGCCTTGCCAACGATTTTCCCGAGGTGACCGGTCAGGGGCGTGTCTGGCGTGAAGGCGAGATCGTCACCAAGAACAATATCCGTGTCGAAGGGCTTGGCGCGAACCAGAAGCTGCGCGGACGTCGCCATGGCCCTTATCGTCCGGACCTGATGTTCTTTGACGATCTGGAGAATGACGAGGCGGTGCGCTCGCCCGAGCAGCGCAAGAAGCTCGAAACATGGATCAAGCGCGCCGCCCTGAAGGTCGGGCCGCCTGACGGCTCCATGGACGTGGTGTGGGTCGGAACTGTTCTTCATTATGACGCCGTGCTTGTCCGCGCTGCGAAATCGCCGGTCTGGCGCGTTGCCGAGTTTCAGGCGGTCATTCAGTTTCCCGACCGAATGGACCTCTGGGACCAGTTTGAGGAAGTCTACCAGAATGATGGTGAGGACGCCGCCCGTGCATTTTATGCCGAACGCAAGGCGGATATGGACGCCGGTGCCATCGTCAACTGGCCCGCGATCCAGCCGCTTATCTTCCTTATGCTGGAGCGGGCGTCTGACCATGACAGCTTCGCGACCGAATATCAGAACAAGCCTATCAACGAGGCCAGCCCGTTCAAGGATATAACGTTCTGGGTATTGCAGCAGCCTGATCTTATCCATTTCGGGGGCATCGACCCATCGCTTGGCAAAAAGGGTCATGGCCGTGATCCTAGCGCTATCCTTGTCGGCGGCTTCAACCGGCTGCACGGCACCATGGATTTGCTGGAAGCCTCCATCCGTCGCCGTCTGCCCGATATCATCATTTCCGATGTCATCGCCATGCAGCGGCAATATCGCTGCCTGCTGTGGTTTGTCGAAGCTGTCCAGTTTCAGGAATTCCTGCGCACCACATTGATGGCGACAGCCGCACGGCAGGGCGTGGGTATTTCCGCCGTGCCGGTCACACCTATCGCAGACAAGGATTTGCGCATCGAGCGGCTTCAGCCGCCCGTCGCGGGTGGATTGATCCGCCTCAACAAAACGCAACAGACGCTGATCGACCAGCTTCAGCAATGGCCGAACGCCGATCACGATGACGGCCCGGACTGCCTCGACATGCTCTGGCAGCACACGCTCGAATATGCGGGCGGTGCCACGGCCGGAGCGGGCGGCGGGATCAATACGGCTGCGAACAGCGGTCAGCAGAGACTTGGAGGGTATCGCCTATGAGCCGCCGCAAGAAACAGAAATCAGCCTCCTTTGCAACGGAAGCGGTTACGGCGGCCGAGCGCAAGAACCTGCCCGCAGATGCCCGTGCGCTGATTGCTAACGCGACGAACGACATCACCATCCCGTTTTTCAGTGGCGCGCTCCAGCATGCCGACGATACGCTGATCCAGCGCGGCGGCGGCAAGGGTCTCAAAATCTATGACGAGATCAAGCGCGACACCCATGCTTCCGCCATCCTTACCAAGCGCAACAAGCATCTTGTTGCCCGCGAGTGGGAATGCATCGCCGCATCCGACAAGCCGCAGGATGTGGCAGCAGCGGATTTCGTGCGCGCGACGTTAGGGAAATTGCCCTTCGACCGCATTTCCGAAGACCTGTCCGGCGGCGCAATCCTGAAGGGCTTTTCCGTTTCGGAAATCGTCTGGAAACGTGACGACAACCGGATCGTGCCGGAAAAGATAGTCACCCATGATCAGCGCCGCTTCGCCTTCGGCCACGACTGGCGGCCGCGCCTGTTGACCTGGACAAACATGAACGAGGGCGAGGAACTGCCTGACCGCAAGTTCATCGTGCATCGCCATGGCGTCGTCGGCAATAACCCTTATGGGCTTGGTCTCGGCTCGCAGCTATTCTGGGCGGTGCTGTTCAAGCGCGAAGGCGTAGCCTTCTGGCTGCATTTTCTGGAGAAGTTCGCAGGCCCGACTGTCATCGCCGAAACGCCCTATGGCATGCTTTCGGACGAGCAGAACCAGCTTCTGCAGAAGCTTGCCAGCATCCAGACCAGCGCCGCCATCACCGTGCCGAAAGGAGCGGATGTAAAGTTTCTGGAAGCGGCGCGCTCCGGATCGGTCAGCTACCGCGAATGGATGGAATATTGGGACCGTCAGATTTCCATTTGCATCCTTGGCGAAACTCTTACCACCGATATCGGTTCTAACGGTTCGCGGGCCGCCGCCGAAACGCATGCCGATATTCTCGACCTGCTGGTGGACAGCGATGCCGATCACCTGTCCGATACTTTCCACGAGCAGCTCGTGCAGTGGCTGATCGACTATAACTTCCCCGGCGCTGGCGTTCCCCGCGTCTGGCGTGTGCGCCCGAGCAACGAAAAGGCCAAGGCCGAAACCCGCAAGGCGAAGGCGGAGGCCGCCACGTCAGAGAATGCGGCACTGGTCGAAATCCTCAAATCCGCCGCCATGATGGACGATGACGACACGGCCCGCGAATTCATCGTGTCGTTCGAACTGACGCATGCGCTTTCGGAAACCGCCATTGATCGGCTGGTCGACGCGCGCTTTGCCTTCTCGGAACGTGGCAAGCGTGATGCGGTGTTGCGCAAAGCCGCCGCCGAAAACCCGGCTTTCGCTACCCTGTTCGGGCCGCTCGACGTAAAAAAAAACTCCATAGCTCGGTAGGCTTTGCCGCCGATCCCGACCCGGTCAGCGACCTCGCCGACCGGGTGGAGGAACTGACGGCCGCACATTTCACACGCCGTTTGAATGCCATCCGCGCCGCCATAGATAGCGCCACCGATCTCCCGGCCTCCGCCCGCGCCATTCTCCAGCTCGGCGCGAAATGGTCTCCTGACGTGTTAGGAAAACTGCTCGGTGACGCGCTGGAGCTTTCCAGCCTTCAGGGGCGAGAGGCGGCTTTCCTTGATGGAGAGGACGAGGCAAGCTTTGCCGATGCCGATGTTTTCAATCAGCCCTTCAAAGAGCAGATTGAGTTCTTAAGGCAGAAGCGCGGCAAGCCCACGAAAGTGTGGACCGACGCGATGCGCGGCACCCACGACCGTGCTTTCGTCATTGCCGGTGCCACTGATCTTGCCATGCTATCCGATTTCCAGACGGCAATTGCCGATATCATGGAAAAGGGCGGCACGCTTCAGGACTTCCGAAACGACTTCGACCGGATCGTCTCGAAATATGGCTGGACCTACAAGGGCGAGTACGGCTGGCGCACCCGCGTCATTTTCGAAACCAATATGCGCACCTCCTATATGGCGGGCCGCCTCAAGCAGATGCGCGACCCGGACGTGCTGAAGCTGCGGCCGTTCTGGGAGTACCGACACGGCGAAACCCGCAAGCCAAAAATCCCACGGCCGTCCCATGAGGCATTGCATGGCAGGATTTATCGCCATGATGATCCATGGTGGAAAAAACACTTCCCGCCGAACGACTGGTATTGCTCCTGCGGTGTCCGCTCGCTCTCGCTGCGTGATCTCAAGCGCCGGGGCAAGGATGGTCCGGATGAAGCACCCGCCGATCTGATGATGCCGATGATCGACCCGGTTTCCGGCAGTCTGATCGAACAGCCGCAGGGCATCGGTTACGGCTGGGATTATATGCCGGGCGATCTTTGGGAACGTGGCCTAACGCCGTCCACCCTGATGGACGAAGGCCGCGAACTGCTCGACAATCCGCGCATGGCCGTCGCGATCGACACGCCGGAGCCGGTCTCCGATCTCATCAAGGCGGCGAAACCATTCAAGGCGAATCTACTGAAGGATGGCCAGACGCCGGAAGATTATGTCCGCGAATTCCTCAAGCCTTTCGGCGCGGATATCGACCGGGCCGTGCTGTTCGAGGATAAGTCAGGCACGAAAATCCCGGTCTCCGATTTGCTCTTCAGAAACCGTCATGGCGAATTGAAGGCGCTGAAGCGGAACCGGCATCGCGTCATGTCGATGATGGCGGAAGCGCTGCTCGATCCGGACGAAATCTGGATGGGCGTTGCCCGCAAGGCAGAAAGCGGCGATCTGGTTGTGGATCGGCGCTATATTCGTGTCGATCCGAAAACCGCCATGCAGATCGTCTTCGAGATCGGGGAGAAGACATGGGAGGCCGTCACTAGCTTCGATTTCACCGACAAGAAGGGTGACGCGGATTTTGTGGCGCTGGAGAAACGACGCGTCGGCAAGCTGATTTACAAGCGCCCGAAAAAATAAAAGACCGGGAGCGATCCGGCCTTTGCGCCAGCGAACTGGCGTGACCATCGCCGGTCTCGCTCGCTGACAATGACAATATAGTCCAAAAGGCGGGAAAGTCCAATGGCAGGCATCAGCTACAAAACCACGATCAACGACGCCGACATGCGCGAGAAGCTGGCGCAGCTGGTCGAGCGCATGACGAACCGCGAGGGGTTTCACAAGAATGTCGGTGAGCATCTCCTGAATTCGACCGAAGAGCGTTTTGACAGCGAAACAGCGCCAGACGGTACGCGCTGGAAAACACTGTCGCTGGTGACGCGGGATCTGCGCATGCGAAAATACGGCAATGCGCCCATCACCATTCTGCGCGCTTCGGGAGCCTTGCGCGGCTCCATCAATATGGTTGCCAGCCAGAACGATGTGCGCATTGGCTCGGCACTGGTTTACGCAGCCATTCACCAGCTCGGCGGCGAAGGGGGTCGGAATCGGAAAGTCGATATTCCGGCGCGCCCCTACCTTGGCATGTCGTCCAACGATGAAACGGGAATTTTTGAGATTGCGGAAGATTGGCTAGAGGTGGAATGATTGCCCGAACGAACTTATAGGGGGCAAGCTTGGGTACGATTGATAGGAACGATTACAGAGCGGAGCTGGGCGAATTCCTGCTTGCCTTCAATGCTACGGAAAACCTGCTGAACGATATCATCGCTTACCTTCTTGAGCGTCTAAATAAAAAAGATCGCTTTGGCGAAGACATGTTCGACAGGCGACTTTGGACGTTGGAACTACTGATCCCGTCGTTCGAGCCTATACACGTCCCGGATTTCGACAAGCTAAGAGAACTGAATAGGAGCAGAAACGAACTGGCGCATGGACATATGCGGACTGATCCGAACACCGGTGCGGTCGATATCGTGAAAGCAAAAGACTGTTCATGGGGTAAGGGGCAGGTGATAACGCCCGACAGAATTCGCAGAGCCAGTACCTTGGCGCAGGCCTGCCACAAAGATTTGGACGCAATGACCCCCCATATCTGGTTTGCCCATACGCCTCCAAAAGTGGTTTGGTAGGGTCTTTTGAACCATTCAAATTTTTCGCCCATAGACGCGCATAGCCCGTTTGGGTGTCCGCTCATACCGATTTTGGGTTACCCCCGCGTTAGAGACGCGTTAGAAACCGGCTATGACGCCATCGCGGCCTTGCTGCCGCATCCGGCATGCGATCCGGGCTTGAAACCATTGCCGACATGGCGCATTGTCTGCCCACAAGCCAAGTACGCCTGACCGGAACCGAGTTCCGGTCATTTTCTTTTTCGGCGTGCCGCATGGTCGCTTCAGATGATTTCTGGAGCCGACATGACCACCGCTTCCGCCACTGCCCGTATCGAAGTTTTCCGCCCCGGCACCTTCAAGTCGATGGAAGGCATCGAACTGACCTACACCGCCGCCGATCTGAGGGCGATGGCGGACGGTTACGACTACGAGACCGCCCCAGCGCCGGTTGTCGTCGGTCATCCGTCCACGGATGCGCCCGCCTTCGCATGGGCCAAGAGCTTCGATTTCGACGCCACGACCAACCGCCTTTATGCGACGGTTGACGAGATCAATCCGGCCTTTGCCGAAGAGGTCAAGAAGGGCGCTTACAAGAAAGTGTCGCTTCAGCTCTTTTCGCCGGATCAACCGGCTAACCCCACCCCCGGCACATGGTATCCGAAACATATCGGTTTTCTCGGCGGCGCGGCCCCGGCCGTCTCCGGCCTGAAGAACGTCGCGTTTTCCTCCTCCGAAGGCAGCGCCACCTTTGCGTCTTCCTTCGGGGAGCGTGGTTTTGAAGAAACCGCCAGCATCATGCGGTCGCTGCGTGATTTCATCATCGAGAAATTCGGCATGGAAGATGCCGACAAGGCGCTGCCCGCCTATCGCCTCGAATGGCTCTCGGAAACCGAGATCGAAAAGCAGCCCGTTTCCCGCCCGTCATTTTCCGCCCCCGTCGTTCCACCTTTGAAGGAGCCAGCCCCCGTGACCACCCCCAATCCGTCCTTTGCGGCTCAGGAAGCCGATCTGAAGGCGCGTGAAGAGCGCATCAAGAAGCGCGAAGCCGACGCCGCCCACGCCGAGAATGTCTCCTTTGCGGAAAGCCTCGTCTCTGACGGCAAGCTTCTGCCCGACAGCAAGGACAAGGTCGTGTCGATCCTTGACGCCCTCCCTGCCGAAACCTCCGTTTCGTTTGCGGCCGGTGAAACCGCCGTTCCGGTTGCCAAGGCGCTCCGCGACATTCTGGCCGCACAGCCGAAGATCGTTTCGTTCGGGGCTTATGACATGCAGGAACCCGGCAAGGCCGATACCGCTTCCTTCGCGTCGGACGGCAAGCCCGTCGATCCCTCCGGCATGGAACTGCATGCCAAGGCGGCCGCCTACCAGAAAAACCATCCCGGTACCGACTGGCTCTCCGCCGTCGCTGCCGTGTCGTAACCGGAGGTCTCCGCGATGCAGTATTTCCAGTCCGTCTTCAGCGACACGCTGACCGCCACCACCGCCTTTGATGCCTATGATCTTGTCGATTTCAACGACGCCAAGATCACGGCGGACGATGCCCCGGTGAAGGCCGTAGCGCTGAACCCCGCCACGCCCGGCCTGGATGTCGCGGGCATGATGATCGGCCGCACGCGTCTGCGCGCCCGTGGTGCCATCGGCAGGGGCGACAAGCTCATTTCCGCAGCGGCCGGAGGCGTCAAAACCGCTACCGGCGCATCCGTCAACGTCTTCGCCCGTGCGCTCACCGCTGCGGCCGATGGCGAATTCGTCGCCGTCTTCGTCTTCGTCAAGTAAGGAACCCGCTTTAATGACCACACTCAACCAGCGCTCTGCCGCAGTTGTCGATCCCATCCTTTCGACGCATGCACGCGGTTATCGCAACTCGACCTTCATCGCTTCGGTGCTTCTGCCGCGTGTTTCGATCCCGAACCGTTCTATGCAGGTCATCAAGTTCGGCAAGGAGGCATTCCGCAAACTGAACACCCGCCGTGCGCCGGGTGCCGCCACCAAACGCGTCCAGTATGGCTACGCTGCCGAACCCGTTGCGCTCGTCCAGGACAGTCTGGAAGGCATCGTGCCGACCGAGCATCAGCAGGAAGCTGAAAAGGTTCCCGGCATCAATCTCGGCGCCGGTGCGGTAAACATGGTGCTGGATGTGCTCGACCTCAATCTTGAGATCGACAGCGCCAACATTGTCCGCAATCCGGCAAATTACGACAACAATCACAAAGTCGCACTGGTAGGGGCTTCGCGCTGGACTGATCCCGCCTCCGATCCCAAGGGCGATTTCGATGAGGCGAAGGAGGTGATCCGTCGCAGCATCGGCCGCTATCCAAACACGCTGGCGCTCGGCCCGAATGCTGGCAACGCGCTGAAGAACCACCCGAAGATCAAGGAGCAATTCAAGTACACGTCGAAGGAAAGCATTTCCGACGACATGCTTGCCGCCTATTTCGAGGTCAAGAAGGTGGTTGTCGGCGCGGCCGTCTATTTGCCGGAAACGGCGACGGACGCCGATCTGGCGAACGATGTCTGGGGCAACGATGCGATCCTCGCTTACGTCCCAGAGGCTGGCGACAACTTTCAGGTTCCATCCTTCGCCTACACCTACGAGCTTCAGGGCTACCCGCAGGTCGAGCAACCCTATTACGAGCGCCCGATCAAGTCGTGGGTCTATCCGACCACGGTTGAGCGTCGCCCGATCCTCACTGGTGCCGAAGGCGGCTTTCTCTTCCAGAACGCTGGCGCACCGGCGGCCTGATAGGAGACGACCATGGACGAACAGACCATTCCCGTCACCCTGACCGGCCGCGCCAAGATCAACGGCGTTAGAGAACCGGCTGGCAAGACCGTCAACGTCACTCCGACGCTGGCACTCCAACTCGCGGCATCCGGCGTCATCAATCCCGCACTTGCCGAACAGCTTTCCAATGCGCTCGACATGTCGGACACCGTGCTGGAAAGCGATTTCCAGAAAGCGGTGGAGGATGCCGCCGTAGGCCGGATCGAGGTGCTGAAGGCGGAACAAGGGCTGAAAATCTTGGAGATGGACGGACAGATTGCCGATCTTTCTACCGAGTTGGCGGAGTGCAAGCTCGCTGTGGAAACCGGGCTTGCCGACCTCCATGCCAGCAGTAACCAGTTGAAGGACGAGCGCCAGAAGATCGCGGATCTCGAAACCAGATTGACCACCGAACAGCAGGCGAAAGCCGACGCGGAAACCAAACTGGCGGAAGCACAGGCCGAACTGGCGAAGCTCGCCGAGCAGCTGGCCGACAAGCCGAAAACGCCCAAGCTCCCGAAATAAGGCCCGTTCCGAAGTCTCCCAAGCCGGGCCTTTCGAGCGGGGTGGTGCACCACGTCCCATCCCGCTCGTTTTCACTCTCACCCATGGACCTCTCCGATGCCTCGTTTTCTAACGGTTGACGAATTTACGACGATGTTCGGCCTTGCCGAAGTCTCGCAGATCGCGGGCATCGGCAATCTGAACGACATGGTCGGTCGCACGCTTGACATGGCGAAGATCGAAACCGCCATCACCTTTGCCGAAGATCTTCTTGTCGGCTATTCCCGCGCCCGTTACGCCGTCATCGAAACGCTGACCCCGGAAACCACGCCCCAGCTCGTCAAGGGGCTGATCGGTGACGTTGCCCGTTACCGGTTGCGCGACAAGTCGGGTGGACAGGGACAGGTCGAAACCACGGTGCGCGAGCGCCATGACGCCGCCATGTCAAACATCAAGGCCGTCGCCACCGGGAAATTTGAGCTTCCGATTGCTGGCGAGCCGATCAATGGCGAGGCCGGATCGACCCGCGCCGACGCCATTATTCCGCCCTCCCGCGTGGCCGGTATTTTGTACGGGTGGAATTCATGAGCGAGGTTCTGCGCACCGCTCGCCCGCCGCTCGTCATCGAACAGATTGAAGATGCGCTTCTTCCGCACCTGAAAGAAAATGTCTCGGGCCAATGCAAGGTCGAGAATTTCCCAAACGACCCGAAGCTCTACGATTTTTCCAACCTGCCGGCAGCGCTGCTCATTCACTATGCCGGTTCCCGTTACGCCGCTCCGAAAGGCCCAGCGAACACCGCGCAGGCCCGCGCCATGGAATGGTCGCTCGTACTTCTGGTTCGGTCGCTGCGCGGTGAAGGCGGCGCTTACACCCACCTTGAGGATATCCGCCTTGCCGTGCAGGGCCAGTCTTTCGCAGGTGCTGGTCCAGCCGTCATGACCCGTGACGAGCTGATCGAAGAGAAAGACGGCGTCTGGCGCTGGGAAATCCGCCTGTCCCTGCCGATCCCGGCCGTCGCCCGTCACTACGTCAAGCCGCCGATCCGGCCCGCAACCCCAACCCCCTGAAGGAAAGAAGGACATGGCAAAGTCGCCTGTGAACCGCAAATCCTACCGCTACAGTGGTCCAGTCACTCCGCTGGAGGCGGATGGCACCTCCCGCATGCTGTTTCCCGGCACGTCCTACACCGATCTGCCGGAAGAAAACGACACCGTCAAAAACCTGATCGCCCGCAAGCTGCTCATTGCCGAAACCGGCAAGGATGAGGCGCAGCCTGCCGACGCATCTGCTGAAGGAGCCTGATACATGGCGGCAACTTTCCACCACGGCCCGGAAGTCATCGAACACAAGGACGGCGTTACAGTCGTTCGCGACGTGAAATCCGCTGTCACGTATGTCAACGGTACGGCCCCCATTCAGGACGTGCATGCCACAGCTCTGGCGCGGGAAGACTACATCAACAAGCGCGTTATCGTCCGCTCTCGGGCGGAAGGTGCGGCGGCGTTCGGTGTGCACAAGGCCGGTTACACTATCCCGGCCGCGCTCGATGCGATCTTCGATCAGGGCGACGGCGGCACGATCATCGTCAACAACGTCTTCGATCCGGACATTCACAAGGAAGGTGCAAACCCCGATCCTTCCAAGGTGACGACTGTTGACATCAACGGCACGATTTCGCCTGCCGGTCTCGCTTCCGGTTTTTCTGGCGCTTACGAGTGCTACAACAATTTCGGCTATTTCCCGAAGCTCATCATCGCACCTGGCTATTCGCCTGCAGCGACGGTTCGCGCCGAAATGGACGTGGTTGCCAGCCGCCTTCATGCGCTGGCGATTGCCGACCTGCCGCTTGGTCTGACAAAACAGCAGGCCGTTGCGGCACGCGGCGTGGCTGGCACGGCCAATACGTCCAGCGCCCGCACCGTGCTGACATATCCGCATGTCGTTATCGAAGATACGACAGGGGCGGCGGAAACCCGGCTTGATCCGCTGTCGTCGCGGCTGGCTGGCGTCATCATTGCCACCGATCTCAACGAAGGCTGGCAGAATTCGCCCTCCAACCGCGAAATCAAGGGCGTGGTCGATCTGGAAGTGCCGATCAACTTCTATCCGTCCGATTACCAGAACGACACCAACTTCCTCAACGAAGCCGGGATCGTCACCGCCATGCGGTCATTTGCGACCGGCATTCGGGTATTCGGCAACCGCTCGGCGGCTTTCCCGACCTCGTCGCATGTCGAGAATTTCATTCATGCCCGCCGCATCCTCGACATGCTCCACGAGGCGATCATCTTCTACACGATGAATTACGTGGATCGCCTTGGTTCACCCATGACCGTGGAGGCGGCCGAAGAAGGCGTGAACGCCTATCTGCGCTCGAAAACCGGCATCGCCATCTACGGCGGCACCTTCCGCTTCGACCGGCAGAAAAACACCGCCGAGCAGATCGCGGACGGGAAGTTCTATTACCGGCTCGAATGCCACCCGATTTCGGTCATGGAGCGCATCACCATCGACTCTTACGTCGATACGAAATTCATCTCCAACGCGCTTTCGCTCGCGGCCTGATAGGAGGCATTATCCATGGCACGTAAAATCGGGCAGATCACGCAGTCCGACTGCTACATCAACGAGGTGGATGTGTGCGGGCGCGTGACAGAGTTGGACATGGGCGAAATCGCCCATGCCGAGATCGAGCATCAGACGCTCGGCATGATCGGCGTCCTGAAGTTGCCCGGTCGCCCGGTGCAGGCGATTGACGGCAAGATCACCTTCGAATGGCTGGATGAGGAAGTATCGCGCAATATCCTCAACCCGACCAAGGTGCACAAGCTCCAGCTTCATTCCTACGTCGATATTTTCGACGGCGAAGGACTGAACACCGGCCAGTCCCACACCCTGATCACCCATATCGGCTTCCAGATGATGAAGACGGGAGGCCGCACCGCCAAACTCGGGGAAAATCTCGGGCAGGAGCACGATATCTCCATCAGCTCGTTCAAGCAGTCCGTCTACGGTGGCGAAACTCCGATCATCGAATTTGATGCGTGGAACAACATCTATCGCATCAATGGAGCAAACGTCTGGCCGCGCTAAGGCGCGTCCGGACACACCTTGAACCCCTTCTGAGGAACCTATGGTAAAGCGATATTTCCCCTATGTTGCGGTGGTTGGCGCTGTGACCTTCATGTTCGCCTCCCTTTTCTTCACGTCGCCGGTTCCGGCCGCGACGGAAAGCCGGAGCGATTTCTACAGCGTCATCGTCAGCGCCGACGATCTCGGCCCGTTCGTCATGCATGTTTCCCCCGTTGCCATCGCGTCCACGGAGGTGGACGAGTTCATGCCCTGGCATCAGGCAATCAGGGCGGGGCGGCCTCTTGCCCCTGAATATGCCGCGAGCCTGAAGACGGACGCGCTCAACTTCATCGAAACCCGCATGCGCTGCTGACGCGGCAATCCTTCCAGCCTGTCGGGCCGCGTTAGAGGCGCGGCCCTTCTTTCAAGCTCTAACGTCACACAGGAGACAACAGTGGCAGCAGAAACGAAACTCACCGGCGTTCGCGCCAAGCTGAAGGCCAACAAGGATGCCAAATCCGGCACCTATGATTTTCCGCTAAAGGACTGCGGCGTAACCGCCAGCATCCCGAATTTCATCAATCACGGCCTCTGGATGAAAGCGCAGCGCATCGCCAAAGGTGACACTCCGAAGGCGCAGGCGGCATTCATTTGCGAGACTGTCCTGTTTGACGGTGAAAAACTCACCATCACCGACCTTCAGGAGCTTGTTGCGGCAGGCGACACGTTGACCTTGATCAGCGAAATTTTCGGCGATGACGATGACGAGGGAAAGGAAAAGACGGCGGCGTAACGCTGTCGGTACCCGCCCAGCACTTGTTCTTGCTGGAAAAGGGCTGGACGCATGGCGATCTTAATGCCATGGATGAAGCCGAATTCGCGTGGTGGTATGCGGAACAGATTGAACTGGAAGAGGCGAAAGCTGCCGCTATAAAAGCCGCCTCAAACACGACCTGACCGGAACCGAGTTCCGGTCATTATCATACAAATAATGTGCGACCTCTGTTCAGGATATCTGACCAGAGGTTTTTTTATGCGTTTCGCGATGATTTTCGAGGGGGTGGATCGCGCCACCAAGGTCATGTCGAAAATCATGGCCGCCGAGAAAAAGACTGCCAAAGCCGCTGAAGCTGGTGCCAAGGCTGGCGCTGCCGCATCAGCCGCTGCCACGCGGGCGACGGAGCGTCACGCATCTGCCTTATCTAAAATCGGGTCCGTTGCCCGTTCGGCGTACAGAGGCGTTGTGGCGGGGGCGGAGGCGGCAGCCCGTGCAACGGTTGCCCTTCATAATAAGACCGTTGCGTTAGCGAAGTCAGGCTTTGGACAGGTCGCGTCCGGAGCGGGCAAGACCTTTCGCGGGTTAGCGCTTGCCGCTGGCGTGGCGACAGTTGCTGTCGGCGCTGCGAGTTTGGCTGCGGGCCAGCTGGTCGGTACTGCATCGAAATTCGAAAAATTCCAGACCATCCTTGAAACGACAGAGGGTTCCAGCGCCAAAGCCAAGGACGCAATGGCATGGGTCACCAACTTCGCCGCAAAGACGCCGTACGAATTAGACGGCGTCATGGACAGCTTCGTGAAATTGCGCGCCTATGGACTTGATCCGACAACTGGCTTGCTTCGCGATCTTGGCGACATGTCGGCCGCAATGGGTAAGCCGCTAGAACAAGCGGTAGAGGCTATTGCCGACGCTGTTACGGGTGAGAACGAGCGCCTGAAGGAATTTGGCATTCGCGCCGCGAAGGATGGCGATGAGATCGCCTATTCGTATACCATCAATGGTCAAAAGAGGATCGCCAAGGCATTGGCGTCGGACCCCGGCGGCATCCAGAAAGTGCTGCAAAAGATTATGTCTGATCGCTTTTCAGGAGCGATGGACAAGCTATCCCGAACATGGGAGGGCATGGTCTCCAACCTTGGTGACCTTTGGATGCAGTTCCAGCTCGCCATCATGAATGCCGGTCTTTTCGACTGGATGAAGTCAAAACTAGAATTGGTCCTCGCAACCGTTAACCGCATGGCGGATGACGGCACCCTTCAGCAATGGGCGTCTTACATTAGCGACCGTGTCGTGACCGTGCTGACTGCGGCTTGGGAGTTCGCCAATGGCGTCTATCAGGTGCTATCCCGCCTTGGCGAGTATCTTTCCGTCGCGGCTGAATATGTCGGTGGGTGGGAGCGCCTTGCCGGAATTCTGGCGGGCATGGCCTTCGCGCCGATCCTGATTTCCACGGCGGCCGGTCTCGTCCAGATCGCCATGGGCCTGTCGATGCTGAGCGCCGCCCTGATGGCTAATCCGATCACGCTTGCCATAGCCGCGATCGTTGCCGGGGCGGCGCTGATTTATCTCAATTGGGAGCCGATCAAGGCGTTTTTCATAGATCTTTGGAACACGATGGCTACCGCCGCAACCAATGCCTGGAATACGGTCAAGGGCTGGCTCGGCTTCGATCCCATGCCGATCCTTGCCCAACTTTGGGACGCCCACAAGCTTCTTGCAGCGATGGGTATTGAGGCATTGCGCAGCTTGGTCGAAGCGGCGTGGACCAATCTTAAAGCCGTGTTTGAATGGTCTCCTGTCGAGACGATTTCGAGGCTTTGGGCTGGCCTGTCCACTACCGCGACAGCGGCGGTGGAGAGTGCGTTTGCAGCTGTGGATGCCGTATGGTCGCGGATCAAAGCCCTGTTCGAATGGTCGCCCGTCGAGGCAATCCAGAAGTCGTGGGCCGGAATTTCCGACGCACTCGGCGGATTGATCGACGGCGCGGCCGCCCGAGCTGGTGCAGCATGGGAAAAGGTCAAATCCGTTCTGAGCTTCAGCAGCGACACCGAAGAAGCTCCCGCAACACCCGCGACAATGACCGACGCGGTGGCCTTGCGTGACAACGCGACCGTCGCCATGCAGAAACTTGCCGAACTGGATGCCGCCGCTGCCAAGCTTGTCCCGTCGATCACGGATGTCATCGGTCAGGCCCGCAGCTATCTTGCCGGGGTGTCTTTCTATGATCAGGGCGCAGCCCTGATGGACACCATGGCGGCGGGCATGCGGGCGCGTGCTGCTGTTGTGGTCGAAGAAATCCAACGCATGACGCAGACGATACGCGATCACCTGCCGTCCTCGCCTGCGAAAGTCGGGCCGCTTTCGGACATTCACCGGCTCAAATTCGGGGAAACTATAGCGGGGTCGATCCGGGCCGAGCCGATGGTCAAGGCTATGCGCGCCGCATCGGCCGCGACCATGGCGGCCGCCGCGATCTCCGCGCCGAACGTTGCAACAGCCTCCACCGGCGCTGACGCAGCCCGTGCACAGGTTGCCCGCGCCTCCGTCCAGTCTGCCGCGTCGGGAGGTTCCGGCAACATCTACAATTTCCAGCCATCTGTGACGGTTCCGCCCGGAGCCGGTGCGCCTGCCGATATCAAGCAAGCCGTGATGGACGCGCTGCGGGAAAGCGGCCGGGAATTTGCGGCCATGATGGAGGAAGAGGATCGCCGCAGGGGAAGAAGGGAGACATGAGGCAATGATTTATCTTCTCGGCTCCATTCCCTTCGGCGTTGCGCCGCTGACCGGTCCCGTGTCGCATGGCATCGAGCGAGCGGGAACATTCGTCCAGCATGCCACCACGCGGGGCAAACCAGCGCTTCAGGAGATTGGCGAAGAACTGGACACGCAGTCCTTCAGCTTCTTCTTTTCTGAAGAATTCTGCGATCCGGCCGCCGAACTGGCGAAGCTGGAAACCGCTTTCGCCATCAAGTCTCCGTTGCCCCTTTCGCTTGGCGACGGCACCTTCACCGGCAAGCGCTATGTGATCGAAAGCCTGTCGCTCGGCATCATCAAGACGAACCGCAGCGGAAGCCCCGTTAGAATTGAGGCCACGATGGGCCTGTTGGAAGACCCGTTGGCGGGCGGCCTGTTCGCGCAGTTGACCTCCATCGCCAAGAGCCGGGCCACGGCGCTCTCCGGCAGTGCCACCACCAATCCGCAGGTGCGCAAATGACGGTCAAGTTGACGGGAGAGTACTTCGAGCACAAGACGATTGCCGGGGACCGTTGGGATTTACTGGCCTATCGCTTCTACGGCGATCAGTACAAGCAGACGGTCATCCTTGAGGCCAACCGTCACCTGATCCTTGATGACCTGGCTGTGCAGCCGCTGATGCTGCCGCAGGGCATCACGCTCAAAATTCCGGTCATCGAGGAAGATGCCGCAAACACTACCCTGTTGCCGCCGTGGAAGCGCGCCAACCCGGATTATGATGTCTGACCATGGCGACGAAACCCTATTTCTCGCTGATCTACAGGGGCGTGGATATCTCATCAGATATCAAGCCCATGACCACGTCCATCACCTACACCGACAAGGCACATGGCGAGATCGATGAAATCGACGTGACTGTGCAGGATAAGGACGGCCTTTGGAAGAATAGCTGGTTTCCCGAAAAGGGCGACACCATGGCGCTCACCATTTACGATGGCTTGGGCGGAGAATTGCCTTGTGGCACTTTCGAAATGGATGAGCCGGAAGCAGCGGGAAACCGTAGCGGCGACACAATGACGATACGCGGGCTTGCCGCGCCGATCTCCAAACCGCTCCGCACCCAGAAAACCCGCGCTTTCGAAAAGCAGTCGCTACGCCAGATCGTGGAAAAGGTCGCGGGCGAAAACGGCCTTTCCGTCGAAGGCAACATAGAGGAGCAAATCTTCCAGCGGGTGACACAGCGCCGCGAGCGTGACCTTGAGTTTCTAACGCGGCTTGCCGAAGACACCGGGCATTATTTCAGCGTGCGGGCCAAACGGGCGATCTTTACCAGCATCAAATCCGTGGACGGCCGGGCCGCCGCCCTGACGATCAGCCATGCGCAGCTCGGCATGCAACTGCTGGATTATCGATTCCGCTTCCAGACTGACAAAACCTATTCCAAGGCCAAGGTGACGGCCATGGACGAGAACCAGAAGTCCAAGATCGAAGCCGAAGTCGAGGATAGCGACGTAACGACCGGCGACGTGCTCAACATCACCGGGGAGCGGGTCGAGAATGCTGCGCAGGCCGAAAAGCTCGCGAAATCCCGCCTGCATCGCAAGAATCGGAAATCGCTGTCCGGATCGGTCGAGATGGTCGGCAATGTTTCGGCCGTTGCGGGCGTCGTGGTCGAGACCAGCGGCTTCGGTCGTTATGACGCGCTTCTGGTCATCGACAGTTCCAGACACACCATGAGCCGCAGCGGCTACACAACGGGGGCAGAGCTTGTCAAAGCGAAGCGATAGTGAGTACGGGCAGAACCCGACAGCGCGGCGCGGTATCGTCGTTGACCGCGATCCGAAGGCCATGCGTGTCAAGGTTCAATTTGAAGATGAAGACGAGCTGGTGACGCAATGGATTGACGTGCTTGCCAAATCATCGACCGGGGTTTCCGCCTTCCAAATGCCCGGTGAGAAAGACGAGGTGTGGTGCGCCATGGATGCCAAAGGCGAAAGCGGTTGTGTTATCGGCTCGCGTTACAATGCCAAGGATGCACCTTCAGGAAACGCCAATGACCAGATCGTTGTCACCTTTCCGGGTGGCTTTTTCCGGCTTGATACCGCTACTGGTAACGCTTCGCTTAAAACGCCGGGGGCGGCAAACGTCGAGGCAGCGGGCGATATCACCTTGAAGGCGGCGAAGATCGTTCTTGAAAGCGGAACGCTCACCCACAACGGGAAGAATATAGGTAGCGATCACGTTCATACGGGGGTTGTTCCGGGCGGCGGTTTGACGGGAGAACCTTCTTAATCACTGTCAAGCTGGTTCAAGTTTTAGCCTATCACGTATCGTTGCGCTATCGTGGAACCATTGAATTACTGAGTCCAGCGCTTCTATCGTTTCGTCCAATTTGCTTATTCTTATGTCATGTTTTTTTGCGTTCGACACAGCTATGCCGATACGTTTTAACTCGTTGATATGCTCAGCAAGGTCGCGCATATCGCGCAGACCTTGTTCGCAGACTTCCAGGTCGGTGAAATTAAATACCTGATCGCTTTCGACAGGCCACTCGGACAAAAGACTGGCCGATGCATGCCTTATGGTGGCGCACATGCTGCCGAGTGGAAGCCGGAAGTTTCCTGTTAAAAACTGCCTTTGCCGCGTATTTTTCAACCAATGTAGTCCATCGGTTGCGGGGAATGAAGGGTGTATGATCCGCGTTGCGTTGCCAAAAGCAACGTCCTGCTCCGGGTTGGGTGATCGATAGACGACTGTCGCGCTCAGGTATAAGACGCTAATCTTGTTTGAGAATACCTCCAGCATCGCTGCTACTGCACTGTCAAATTCGGCGTCAGCCATTTCCATATCGCGCTGAATTTGCTGTTTTCTCAATATCTGCGTTTGTTCATTGAATAGGTCAGTGGACGCTTTTGTTTCCGTCACCTGCATAGTCGCTACTTCCAGCTGCTGCCGCATAACATCTTGAGTTTCATTCAACTCTTGTCTCTGTGCCTGTAACTCTTGTGATTGAATGAATACGGTGCCAGCCAGCCAGATAAAGGCGACGGGTGCAAATGCCCCCGCCAACGCATCACCCAGTTCGTTGATGGATCGGCAAGCAAGGTATTGGTCCCAAAAACCATGAAACCAGTGAGCGCGGATGAAGAACTTCTCTGGGTCACACACCTCCGTCTCTTTAATGAGAAGGTAATAAACCCCAATATAAACGACGCTAAGTGTAAGCAGCACGACGTACGCTCTGCTCTTCTGGGGGTGTTTCGCTCTTTCGTTCATTCTCTTGCCCTTTACCCGATTTCCCGCTATCGTTTTGCCATTGTCGATAGCTAATCGGCAAGCCTGACCGGAACCGAGTTCCGGTCATTTTTGTTCGTGGCGTGCGGCACTCTCTCCGCATGATCGACAAGGACAAAATCACTCACCGACATTGGTCCATTAAGGTCGGCCGCGCCGATCCGCAGACCGCTATTGCGCCCGACACCTATGGCGAGATCGTCACGGCGGTCGAAGACCTGTCGCAGTCGATCACCAATCTTATCCTGACGCCGAAAGGCGCGGTTCCGACCGAACCGGAAAAGGGCGTTGATATTCTCGGTTCCATCGACCGGCACCCGGATATCGGTATTCCGTATCTGACCCGCGAGATTTGGGACGCTATCACCCTTTGGGAGCCGCGTGTCACCGTTGAGCGCGTCGTGGTTGGCATAGTGCAGTTCTCCCATTTCCAGACACAGGTTTTCTGGCGGCCGGTTCAATCCGTGATGGACGATCTTGAGGTAACGGAGGTCGCTTACAATGGCTGATCCCGTCAAGCGCGCCCTTACCGAACTGCGCGCCAATGGCGCTCCCGAATTCTTCGAGCGCGACCCTTCGGTGCTGAAGGCGCAGTTCAAGGCCAAGTTCGAGGCGGTTGCCAACCGCACGCTCTATCCCGCACAAACGGAAATGTACCTGATCGAAGTTGCGGCTTACGCCCTGTCGCTACTCAACGAGGCGGCGCAGACCGGCGTTCTTCAGAACACTGTCGTCTTCTCTGAGGGCATTCACCTCGAAAACCGTGCCGCCAACGTCTCGACCTTCCGCCTTCTTGCGCAGGCCGCCGTGACCACTATTGAATTTCGCCTGTCCTCCATTCGGCTGCTGGACACGGCCATCCCCAAAGGCACCCGTGTCAGCGCTGGCAATGCCGTGACCTTTGCCACCGATTCCGATCTCGTCATTCCGGCCGGAATGCTTTCCGCGAGCGTGGCCGCCACTGCGACGGCAACCGGTGCGACTTGGAACGGTCTCGGCGTCGGCAAGGTGACGGATATTCTTGACCCCGTCGCTTTTGTCACCAGCGCCACCAATCTGACGGACATTTCAGGTGGAACCGACATTGAGGAGAAAGAGCGTTTTCGTCTGCGCGCTGCCAACGCCCTTCATACGATCAGCAAGGCTGGCCCGCGTGACGGCTATCGCGAGCATGTCATGGCGGTCAATCCGGAGATCGTGGATGTTGCGGTTATTCGGCCGGAACCCGGCCATATCGACATTTACCCGCTCATGAAAACCGGTCTGCCGTCGAATGAGCTGAAGGCGGAAATTCTTGCCTACCTCGATCCCAACACCCGCCGTCCGATGGGCGACTATGTCGTTGTCCATTCTCCGGAGCCGGTCAATTTCAACATGATCCTGACCGTCCGCGTTCGCGAGGCGGCGGCCGGTCAGCAGGCGCTGTTCGAAAGCGTGGCGCAGGCGGCTTTCCAGCCGTGGACGCAGGAACTTGGCGCACAGATCGCCCCTTCCGTCATTACGTCAGCGCTCAAGGCCATGCCCCGTGTTGCGGACGCCAAGCTGACCAGTTTCGATTTCAACGATCTTGCCGCTCACCAGTTCCCGGTTCTGGCAGCGCTTGCGATCAACATCGTAGTGGTGCCGAATGAGTGATTTCATCCCCGCCATCCTTGTTCCTCCCGGCATCAGCGACCAGCGCGACCGTGATTTTATTGCGGCGCTGTCTCAAACACTTGCCACCTTCCGGCCTTCCGCGCTTGTCGTTCAGGACGCGCTGACGGCTCCGGCCGCGCTCTTGCCGATCATGGTGGTTGAGGCGGCGCTGCTCGATTTCATCTCTCCAGACATGCGCGAGGATCTGCTGCGCGCCATGATCGACGCTGCCCCGGAAATCCATGCCATGCGCGGAACCGTCGCGGGTGTACAAAAGGCGTTAGAAACCATCGGCGTTTCGGCGCGCTGGACGCAATGGTGGCAGGAAGAACCGAAGGCTTATCACGACACGCACAAGGTCGTGCTGTTCATCAACGACACCGTCATCAACGGCCATGCGCCGCTCGATCTGCCGAACCAGAAAGCGGCGGCGCGCATCATCGCTGCCGCCAAAAGGCACAGCCAGGACATCGCCATCCAGTACGGCGTGCGCGGCGAAGCGATCCTTCATATGGGGGCCGCTTCCCGGCGCGGCCGCACCGTTCGCATCATGGCCCCGCAGCTCGGGGACGCGGCCTATTCGATTTCCACCTTCGCGGGGACCGGGGCTTATGCGCTCCGCTCGATCCGCATCAACGCAAAGGCAGCTTGAGGCATGGCGCAGGCTTATTTTTCGCTCGTCACCAATACTGGCAAGATCAAACTGGCGCAGAGTGCTGCCGGTGGCGGTCCGGTCGCTATCACGCATTTTGCCATTGGCGACGGCAATGGGGCCGAGACCAATCCAACTGCTGCCAGCACGGCGCTGGTGCGTGAAGTCTGGCGGACGGCTATTGAAAGCGTCGTCACCGATCCGGACAACCCCTCCGCCATTCTGGTGACGGCGATTATCCCGACCAATACCGGTGGCTGGTGGATGCGCGAGTTCGGCATCTTCGATCAGGCCGGAGCGATGATCGCCGTTGCCAAGCCGGTCAGCCAGTACAAGCCGACCGCACTGGAAGGCCAGCTTGAGGACATCCGTTACGAATTCCAGATCATTATTGGCGAAAACGCCGAAGTGACATTGCTGGTTGATCCGTCCCTGCTTTTTGCCACACGGGCGTGGGTCGAGAACCGAAGGATTTCCATGGGTCAGTTCATGCGCCTGCCATGGATGCCCGTCCTTTCCATGACGCTCTCAAGTCCACCCGGCAATCCGGCTCTTGGCGATACCTATCGTGTGCCGTCTAACGCGACCGGCATCTGGGCTGCGAATATTGGAAAGCTCGCGGAGTGGAATGGTACGGGCTGGAACTACATCACCCCTCCTGACGGCCACGGTATCAGTCTGCCGGATGGCCGCGTTTTCGAACGCATCGCTGGATCGTATGTTGAAAAGCTGGCGCTCGATGTGCAGTCGGGAAAGTGGACCTATGCGCAAGCCGATGGCACGGCGAACGATCTGACAGCCACTCTGTCGCCGTCACCGCTCTCCTATGCGCATCTTCGCATGGTGCTTATCAATGCGACACAGGCGAACACCCGCGCCGTCGTGACCATAAACATCAACGGCCTCGGCGCTCGCAACATTGTCCGCAAGGGTGGGGGGGCGCTCCGCAGGGGTGATATCCAGCCCGGCCCGATGCTTTTGCTCGACAATGGAACGGCCTACGAATTAATCGGCACAACCGGTCTCTACCGGACGCCGCTAGTGGCAAATCTCGACCTGTATGTCGCCGCGACCGGGTTGGACACCAACGATGGCCTGTCTGCTGCCGCGCCTTTTAAAACGCTCCAGCGGGCATGGTCGGAAATCGTCAATAACTACGACCTCAACGGCCGGGTTGTGACCGTCAACGTCGCTGACGGTAATTACGATAACGGCTTCAGCGCGACCAGCGCGCCGCTTGGCGGCAACGCCGGGACCGGTGCGGTTGTGTTCAAGTCCAGTTCCGGAAATGCCACTGCGGTGGTTATCAGCAAGACTGGCGGCGGCAATGTCTTCTACGCGCAGGGCGGCGCTCAATTTACTATCAAGGATATGACGGTCCAATGCTCGGGTACCAACGGCAATGCTGTAGTTACGGGCGTGGGCGGCGCTATCGCCTATGACGGCTTGCGGTTTGGGGCGTGTACCCTCAGCCACGTGAACGCCAGCAACGGCGGCTTCATTCAGGCGACGGGTAACTATACCGTCTTTGGGTCGGCGGCATATCACATTGTCGCATCGGCGGCCGGGCAGATCATCAATGCGGGCCGCACCGTGACCATCACGGGGACACCAGCCTTCACGGCGTGGGCGTTCTGCTCCCAAGGCAGGATCGACAGCACTGCTACCACCTACGTTGGCGGGGCAACCGGATCGCGATTTTTCATCGACCAGAACGGCGTGATCACCGTTGCTGGCGCTGGCGTCAACGTCATGCCCGGTAACGCGGCAGGAACACAACAGCTAGGAGGCCAGTATGTATAATCCGTTCGATTGGTATTGGCTTGCCGATACAGGCCAGTTGTTTTCATCCGCCCGGCAAATGACCTGCCCACCCTCGGATCAACAGTACAAAGACTGGTTGGCTAAAGGCCATCAGCCGACGCCTTATCCGAAAGACGAGGCTGGCAACGAAAGCGAGACGGAGCTTGCAGCCGTATTATCCGTGTACGGCATTGCAATCGGCCTGCCTGCTTTCAAGGCTCAGATCATCGCCCGCATCAACGAGGCGGCCGAGCTATGCCGGGGCAAATACATCACTCCCGGTGACGGTCAGACTATGACCTACCTTGAGAAAATCAATCAGGCCCGTGCCTGCCTTGCCGATCAGTCGCCGCAGGCCGCCGACTATCCGATGCTGGCGGCCGAGATCGACATCACCGCGCCCACACTCCTTGGTGTCGCGGAAATCGTGGTGGCTGCTTACAATCAATGGCTTGTCATTGGCTCGGCTATCGAAGCCACCCGCAGGGCGGCAAACGTTGCGGCTGAAGCTGCGACGACGCGTGCTGCGATCAAGGCTGTCTTGGACGGTCTCACCTTTCCTGACGGAGCGGTGGCATGATCCCTGATTTCTCCGAGATTTTCTATCTAGCCATATTCGGGCTGATCTGCGGCGTGCTTGCGCTTGTTGGTGGCGGCGGCTGGCTGATCTGGTTTGTTATCGAACATGTCCGGATCGTCTGA